GATAACCTCGCCTGCCTGAATGTAATTTGTAGCCATGATTCAGTTCTCCAGAAAATCAGAAAGCGGGCCGTAGCCCGCAGGGTTTGGTTTAACCGTTTTTCGCCATGGTGCGGTAATCCAGAGCGCTGACGCCTGCATCCATCCGAACCTTGAATTCAACACCGTCCACTTTCCAGCCGTCCTGCTCTTCCAGCACTGGCATAGAATTGCCGTCCAGGTAAGCCACCTCGATGGTGTCGTGGATTCCGCCGTCAGCAGCGCCGAACCACTCGGAAGCGCTCGAGCTGTCAAGGCGAGAATCCGCGATCACGTTGAAAGTGTTACGGACGCTGTTCGGGATAGTGTTGCTCTTAGCGGTTGCGCCAATCTCGAACTGAGACTCGCGAAGCACGTTGGCCTGGCCCTCCAAAGCCATAGGGACCAGCAGGTGAGCCAAGCGGATATTCAGGTTGGCATCGCCATCCTTCTGAGTGCCCATTGCCACGCGCATTGTGTCAACGGCGCTGGTGGTGATGCCTGATGCTGACAACAGGTTGTTGTGGCCGGCAGCAAACAGGGCGACACCGTCGCTCATGTTCGGGTTGCTGGTCAGAATGGCGTACACCAGATCCCCCACGGTGCGCAGCGCGGCGCGGCCCATGCGGTTAGGGATGCGGGTGAAGGCGTCCAGATCATCATTGATAATGGCCTGGCGGGTGATACTGAACAGCTTGCCGTAGGTGGCCAGCTGGATCTGCTCGGCCCGGTCGCCCATGGTCGCGTACTTGTACTCGGCGCCTTCCTGAACTTTATCCAAAGTCGGGAATGCGTTGAGGTCTACGCGGGACGCAATTTTGAAATCGCCCAACTGACCAGAGCGTGTCCACTGCTGGAAGGTCTCGTTGCTTTCTTCGGCACCGCGCAGCATGGCTTTTTCTGCCGTGTTGGCCAGCAGCTTGCTGAAATCGCCAGTGCTGTGAGTGAAGGCATAAGCAACAATGTCCATTTTGCTCAGGCCACCGGTGGAAACGCCGCGAGCTTCAAGGCAGGATTCAGCCATACCCAGCAAAGTCTTGCCACGGTACTGGTTCTCGCCCACGTCCGCAGACTTCTTGAAGCCGGCGCGCATAGCGACCACATCGGCCATAGCGTTGATTTTGGCCTGGTTGCCTTCGTCACCGACGAACACAGAGCCGGAAGGCTTCTGGTCTTTGCCGATTTCTGCCAGCAGTTTTGCGCGGGCATCTTCTACTTTGCATCCAATATCAGAGATGCACTGGTTGCGCAGTTCAATATGCTTTTCAAAGCCATCAAAGGCTGCATTGATTTCTGTAACGCGCTCTTTCTGTTTTGCCTGAAATTCAGACGCAATGCGCGCTTCGATTTGCTTCTCGTCAACCGCAGTATCGGTTGCTTTTACAGTAGTCGGCATGGTGGTTTCCTCGTCATGCTTGGCTTCGGTGGTGTCAGCAACCGCTGACGGCTTGGGGTTAATCAGTTTTGGGGTGCGTTGAAAATTGTTTACCAGATTGAAATTCGCGCTGGCTGCCATGGCGACTTCTTCCACCACCTCGTCAGCGAAACCCATCTCCAAAGCTTCAGCGCCGGTCAGCCATGTTTCGTCGTCCATCATTTGGCTGATTTCCTGATCGGTCATCATTGACCGGCCGTAGGCCAGCAGGAGCGTTGTCTTTACCTTGTCCAGAAGATCCGCATCTTTTCGCAGCGCTTCGGCGTCACCCATGGACATCGACCAGGGGTTGTGAATCATCATCAATGCGTTTTCGGGCATGACCACATGATCGGCTGCCATAACGATGACGGAGGCCATGGAGGCGGCCAGGCCGTCAATGTAGGCTGTGACTTTTGCCGGGTGCTGCTTGAGCATGTTGTAAATGGCATTACCATCGAACACTGAGCCGCCAGGGGAGTTAACGCGCAAGGTGATTTCGCGCACTTCTCCAAGGTTTTTCAGGTCGGTGGCAAAGTCTTTGGCGGTGATGCCGAAGGAGCCAATCTCGTCATAGAGCTGGATCTCCGCTACCCCGCCGCCGAGGGCTTTAATGTCGTACCAGTTCTTTGGCATTACTGTTCCTCCGGTCGTAAAAAAGCCCGCACATTGGCGGGCTCTGGTTCAATTGATATTTTTCGCTCTTCGAGTTTTTTATCCCATTGCGCGATCTGATCCAGCACTTCGTCAGGGTTATCGCCGCGACTGCGTATAATCTTCTGCGGGCTGGTAATGCGAAGGCGAAGATTGGCCTCATGGCCCTTGGCTTCCTTGGCCGGATCAATCCACGGCATGGCCGGCGTTAGGTAATCCACGTCCATGAGCGTGTCGCGGTCAACGCTTGCGGGAACTTTGACCGTGCCACTCATTACAGAGATTCGGATAAACCGGCGAACAACCTTCGATACAAATCCGCTGATGAACTCTTCAGACAGTGCCGCGTAATTCACCCACTGCTCAACCAGCTCCTGACGCTGGGCTGAATAGGTGCCGTCATAGTTCTTGCTGATGGTCGAATAGCCGGAGCTTGAGCCGCTGGCGATAGCCTTGAGCATGGAGTCGCGGAAAGGCTGCAGCAGCTGGCTGGGTCGGTTGCTTTGGATTGTCTCGACTTTCTCGCCGGGAGCCAGGTTGTCGAACATCATGCCGGGGCTTACCGGAAACTCTCGGTCGTCCTCTTCACCATCCTGCGGCGCCATGTAGGTGTCTGGCGAGCCTTTCTGAATATACATGGCCATCGCTGCACTGATCCGTGCTGCTACACGCTCGGATTCTTCGTAATCTTTCAGATCGTTCAGGCGACTCATAACAGCTGCAAAGACAGAAACGCCCCGGTTTTGCCGGAGTCGATCAGCCATCTTGAGGTGGTCAACGTCCTCGGCAGCAACGCGCCGGTACTTCATCCGAAAGCCCAAAGCATCGCCGGGGTGCTGGTCATAGATATAGATGAATCGAGGCTGGCCCCATTCGTTGCGCTCAATGCCCTGGATGGTTCCATTGCTGGCATCGTTTATATCGGCGATATGATCGGCTTCCAGTAACTCCAGCGAGAAAGGAACAATGGTGTTGTGCCGAAGAAACGGGACGCTGCCCAGTAGGGACTTGGACAACACCTCCCCATCCCGGAACCATGCGCGGGCCATCATTCGTTGAGTTTTGGCCCAACTATATTCGCCAGTGGTTTCAGGATTACGGCCCCACTCCGAGAAATACCAACTCAGCTCGTCGGCCAGATCCTTGTTGACGCTGCCGTCTGCGTTTTTTGGCTGGAACTCAACGCCAATACCTTTTGCGCCCACCACGTTATTGACCAGGCAGGTCAGAATGCCCCGCGCCAAGTCGTGGTTCTGCTCCAAGTGCCGAGCCTGGCCGCGCAATGTTTCAGTCGCGCCATCGGTCAAGCTGTTGCCGGAGCGGTTGTCTTTCGGGTTGCGCCGGGTGCGGGCTGGTCGTGCAGCCTCATAAAGCGCCAGCATCTGACGAGCCTGAGCCCGTTTCAACGCAACGGCCGGCGAGAATGGCCGGATGACTGCATCAATCAGATTCATTTGAAGGTCGCCAGTGAGTGAGTGCGACGACCTTTGGCCGCCTGATTCTCTGCGAAGACACGGCGCTCCAGGCGCTCGCGCTCTTTGCGAATATCCGCAAGGTCGGCGCCGGTCCATTTGCGGCCGCCAAATTCATAGGATTGTCCCTTGAGGATTCGCTTTTCTGCTTCGACATAGAGCAACAGCAGATCGCTTGAAATGCTCATAACCATCCCCCTGTGGGCTTGTGTGCTTTTCCGGCCTGGCGCTTCTTCTTCGGGGCGGGCGCCTCTGTTGGGTCGCCTTCCTTCCTATACCGGTTCAGGTTTATCCCGAAGTGCTGTTGAAGCAGCCGGACTGCGGCAAGGTTGTAAACAGCCGTATCGAATGGCTCGTTGCGCTTGCCGCCCGCATCCCACTCAATTTGCTTGCGGCCCTTGCGGTAAACAACTTTCCTGCGCTCGTTTGTAAGTTGCTGGAAATAGGTTTCG